ATGAGAGATATTGAGAAAGAAATTATCGATTTTATCGATCAGGAATATAACACTAAAAAGTACTTTCTCTGTGGGCCAAAGCGAACCATCACGCTTGATACCAGTATTAGGGATGATCTAAAACTCGTTTTTGAAGATAGTGAAGAACTTCTACAAGAGTACTTCGAGCGTTGGAATATAGATTCAGAAGGATTTGACATACTCAACTATCTGAACCCAGAGTACTTTGGAAGTAAAGAGCCTGATCCGCGTAAGCCACTAACAGTTGGTATGCTCGTTGAAAGTGCTAAAGCTGGACGTTGGTTATATAGTTGAAGAATAAAGTTACTATATTTTAAATACCCCTTATTTGGGCTGAATCGCCACGGATAACCTGGACACTTCTGAGTCGTTGGTAGATCTTTTTCTTTATCCGTTCACGCTTCAGTAGCTGGAAAAAGCTTTCTGCAACCGCATTGTCATGACAGTTGCCACGACGGCTCATACTGACCTCCAGTCCGTGCGATTTCAGCCATTCATAGCGGGTGTACTGACTACCCTGATCAGACTGAACCAGCACCTGTTTTTGGGGATGACGTCGCCACACGGCCATCAGAAGCGCATTCAGAACAATATCTTTTGTCATTCGTGGTTGCATTGACCAACCGATAACTTTGCACGAGAACAAATCAACGACCACGGCAAGATACAACCAACCTTCGTGGGTTCGTAATTATGTCAAATTTGCCGTCAGGAACTGTGCGCCACATAGAAAATTCATGAATGCACATAAATAAAAACCCTCTGCAAAAACAGAGGGTTAAATTCACTTTTACCTGTTCATGAAAACACAGGAAGGATTATCGGCTTATTCCCACTCAATTATTTACGGATAACATAAGCAATTGACTGATAACAACTTTTAAAACAATGAAATTTTTCATACCGTTTTATATACCGTCACCGGAAATCGGTACCATGAAAAATGACATGTCACCTGGTCAGCGAATCGTACTGCTTTTCACAGACTCTTCCGGCTTCGGATGCACGATCAGCGTACTCTGCCAGTTGTCTGTTTCGCTCGAGAGATTTGCTGAGCACGTCGGCAAGCAAAACTCCGGTGTCTGCGGCTGACGCCCCAGCGCCGACAGTGGCGTTATACTGCATGAGCTGCTCACGGATGGCAACGAGCTGTTGCTGCAACCTACCAGCACGAGCGGCAGCATCAAGAGCATCATTGCGCGCCTGGTCGATCCTCTGCTGCGCTTCACGTTCATTGGTCACTTTCTCCTGTTCGTCGTGCTTACGGGCTTTATCATCTTCGACTTTGCGATCCGCCTGCGCCTTCGCATACCCGGCTGCGTACTGAGTTTCACCATGGTTAACCCATGCGATACGACAGCCAGTAACCATGGCAGCAAGCATCACCACGATAAGTAACTGTTTCCAGTAAGCTTTGACGAATGCCCAGATCATAACGCCAGCACCTTACGGGCAGCGGCGTAACGCGTACGCCGGTCGTCGATACCGTTCTGGCCACCATTGATAATCTGCGTGACGCGCACCAGGTCACCGGTGTACTTCATGCAACCTTTACTGGAGAAGAACCATGCCGCGCTTCTGGCCGCGTATTCATCCTGCGCCAGCAGTTCAGGCTGAGCGACTAGATCAACCTTCAGACCATTACCGCAATCCCGGTAGTTGTTCAGACCAGTGATCTGGATAAGTCCACGACCGCGATAATTCCACCCGTCGCCCGGGCCGTTATTTCCCATGCGCTTGCTGTAAACAAGATTGGCGATCGCGCGCTGGCGTTCCAGAGGAAGAGACTTCTCATATGTTTTCCGGCCAAGTGCGTTGGCCTGGTCTGGAGTGATGCGCCCGGCACGGATAAACCCGGACAGTCCGTTAACGCTGTAGTTAAAGTTTTCCTGTAACCGGGTAAATCCTCCGGACTCATGCCCGACCTGTGCGATAAACATTGCCTGGTCATCTGGTTTGGTAATGCCAAACTCATTCATGGCAGTAGTAATATGCGGAAACCAGCGCGCGGCCAGTTGCTCATTGATACCGGATGCGCGCCGGAACTGGTTAATGTCCATGTTGAGACCTCGATATTTTGAAAATCTGCACGACGTTACCGCGCGTCTTCAGGACGGCGGCAAGCATGACAGCGTTGATGATGACCTCCGATAAATCGGCGGCCATTGGTGTGTGATACCAGATTGCATATGCGGCGCGGACGGGGATGCTGGCTGATGCCACGATAAGGAAGTAGGCTATCCACCCACCCCACCGGCGGTGTTGCGATCCATTACGCCGGAAGGTTCCGACGCGGATTGCTATCGCAGAACAGATAACCGCATTGGCAATGAGTAAAAGCAGCTCATGAGTTGTCATCGTCTTTTCTCCCCGGGATTAAATCGCGTGGATTGTCGGAACGGTGATAGAGCCAGATACCAATACGTACTGCGACGATTGCCGACACGAACGCGCCAGCAGAGAAGACGATCCCTTTCTCGAAAGAGTCCTGCGTGATAGTTGGGATCAGGCTGGCTACGCCGATAAGAATTGATGCAGTTGGTTTGTAGAATAGAAGCCCGCATAGAAAGCTGAGCATCGACAGAAGAACCCGGCGGCGGATTGGATACTCAACGGCAGAGGTAATAAATATTACCGCGCCAGATAGAGCACCAAGCGCCACCTCAGGAGGAACTCCTGCGATAACCGCAGCAAGAGATCCCATGCTAAGCCACTGATTTAAAGACTCACTGGTTAGCTGTGCTGACATAGCAACCACCGTTTAATGTGCATAAAGAACCCCCTTAGTTGGTGAGTTCATCATACACAATAAACCATATATGGGTCATGCCACCTGAAATTACTCCTACAAAAATTACCCTAAAGGTGATAAAATTTATAAATATAATAATTCAATGATTTTTATAATGTTAAAGCCATTCGGTCGTTATATTTCTGTTGGTGTTCTGAATACAGCAATCCACTGGTTGCACTTCGGTGTAATGTTCATTAGCTTAAAAACAAAAGATTGAAAATTATAAAGATATTCAAGGAACGTGGGGCGTTATAACTGGCGTAATGACAAAATGAGAATGATACGAAAGTAAGAAAATAGCGTTCATACATAATTAATGATACCGCCACCAATGGGTAATTGGTGGCGGTATTTTTACATACTGTATGTCGTGAATGACCCATCTGGTTTCTTTGCTAATATTTTTAGTGCCCCACTGCCATCAAAATAAAAACCGATAGAGGAATTATTCTCAAGAGCGGTATTGGGTAATTGAACTCCTGATACTGGAATAGAGAGATGTCCGAATCCCAATCTATTTAATTGCATTTCAGCAGCTCTTGCCCCCCCCTGTATCGCGGAAAGCTTAACAATGCTCGCCTCTCCTCCTGGAGCCGCCACCTGACAATCAGCCGTCATTAATAATGATGGATTTATTGTGCCGCCCATCGCAGGTCTCATAGCAAGCGTCATTTGGTTTTCATTATGTTGAACACTAATGTTACCACCTTGAACATCTCCTACAAAGGTACAAAGCAGCTTCTTAGTTCCGGCTCCTGCGCATGAAACATTGCTAATCTCTGAAGAAGGCGCATATACCGCATATCCTTGCGTGGTATACGCGTGTACCATTATTCCTCTTAATCGACTTCCGCCTTCACAAACAATCTGGTTTAGGTTGGTGAGGTCTTTATTTGCACAAACCACCGTGATGTTAGTAATGTCATTATTTGTTCCCCTGTCGAATATACCTTCCTTGTGTGCTTCGTAGGTTACGACATTATCAATAATGTTTAACTGCCCATCCCACCACGCACCAATACCCATGCAATCACGCGTAATGATGTTACGGATGATGTGCTTAGTGGGTAACTGGAACCACGGGTACTCAGCTAAACTGTAATCATCCACTCGCTCAGTCGGCGAGCCTGTATCCGCATTAACATCTATACCATCGTAATAACATTGAATCGTGGTTATGTTATCAAACACCAAGCGGTAGTTTCTTGCAGAGCGTCCACCTATTTCATTTTGATAAGTTTTTACACCACTTTCACCTACACGATATGATATCAGGTCCTGAACCCCACCATCATGGTCGTTACCGCCATCATTTCGGATAAACAATACAGCAGAACCAGAACCATATTTAATCTCTCCACCCACGACCTTATTGCCAGTGCCCCAGGCAGTGGTGTGGTGATTCTCAAATGTAATTCCGGATTCCCATGCAATAAAGTTGCGAGGAGACTCCACCAAAATATGATTACAGAGCGTGAATAAATACCCACCCATAGTGGCTTCTGGATGTACAACATTAATATTATTGGCAGAGTTAACACGCAGGGTAGCCCCAGCCACCTGATTCTTAACGTAATCAGGTAAAGCCCCCCAAATGTCAAGGTCATTAACATTTGGTTTATATCCTTTATCAAGCCTCTGAGCAACAGATGCCAATACTGCGGCTGGATTTGTTACCCAGTCTCCATTATCATCGAAACGGTATACAGTATAAGGAGTGGTCTTAGTATGCATATGCGGAGAAATAATTTTAGAGCCACTACCTAGGTTATTCCAGTTAAAGATACCATCCCCGATGAACTTCGCCTTACACTCAATTGTTAAATTCTTACCACCAAAATCAACAGTTTCTCCGTCAGTAAAATGATAATCCTCATCAACAATTATTCCGTTTACAGCATAGTTAGCAGCATCCTGTAACGTTGGGAATGAAGATGTTTTTATCATCAACTCTTGCTGAACTGATTTACCAGAAAGAGTTCCTATTAATTCTGCACCTGTTGGCTTTGCCAGTTCTATCAGCACATCAGCAGCAGAACCAGACTCAGGAAGAACCATTATCGGATCGCCACTATCATTCATCGCGACAATTTTATTTTTACGTTGTTCTATCCCGGGCAATGAAGGGATTGCTTCAGGAGTTCTCAATGTGTGGCTTAGATTGGTATTAGCCACGCTATCTACATAATTTTTGGTGGCGGCATCCTGAGGGTCCCTGGGATCGCGCAAATTACGGATGTAGTTGTTCAGCGCATCATAATAATTTGCGACAAAAGACGGTTTACGCAGAGAAAGACGAAGCCAGCTAATAGCCTGCTGTATCAGCATGGTCAACTTATCAAAAGCGTCTTCATGCACTTCAGCAAAAAACTTACCCTGGTTGCGCAGATCCGTTTCCTGTGTCACAGGCAACTCTCTGGTTATCGAAATCTGATAACCATTAGCAAGAGGTGACGACAAAATAACATTTCCGCCAGTGTAACCACCAGCACCTGTAACGGTGTAGTCAGTGTCAAGAATCAGCTCTGTGATGTTCTCATTCAGGTCAACAACCTGCACAACCAGATCAGACTTCTTAAAAATTCGGAAGGTATAAGGGAATGAAGTCGTGACCCCGTTCCCGATGTAGTCGTTATGGTCAACTTCGGTTGAGACCGTCATGTAATTATCTCCAGATAGCCGCAGCACCCGTCGCGCCGCACTACTGGTCATTCTATTACCCAACGAACCATATATGAATCGCACGAAAGGTAATCAACTAAGTTATTACCTCACAGGTAATTAAAAATCATACTGGTGAAACGATGTTCCATCTGATATATGTATATATATACAGTGTTTGTATGGAGAATGGTTAATGCAACAGCGGTATCACCACCCACTGGAAGATGGATTTTATGAAAGAGTACACACGCCGGGAGGCGTTATATCCCTGGTGGAGAACTCGCACCTTATGACTTTATTGCGGGAACTTGATAAAGACGGCTTCAACGTCGACGGGCCGCTGGCCGAACTTACTGCCCTTGTTAACTATGTCACCAGCTCGCAGATTTCCATGAAGGATGTGCAAACGCATCTCGATTACTGCGTTGAACAACTACGCAGACAAACCACATAAGGTTGAAATAATCTGCATTATGCGTTTATTATTACCTTTATGGTAAATTTACAACGCAAAATACTTGTGCCATAGTGATCAGGCACTGGCAAAATCCAGTGCCGGGATTGGTCTCCCGGATTAACTAAGTGGCGCATACCACGCCAGACGTGGTTTTTTTATGCGCGTAGCACAGCCTCATCCGAATTATGGTGGGCTGGGCGGGGGTCCGAAAGGACGCCGGTACCACTTAGGCCGGTAAGACCAACTCCGTTCAGTTCACCACCAATCTGATTGGTCTCAGTGGTGGTGATAAAAATCACTAAGTGGAGATAACCACCATGGCTAATTCTCAAACCGCAGTCTTTAAGTTCGAATCTGATAACCCCATCCGCTCTGTCATCATCGCTGGCGAACCATGGTTTGTAGCCCAGGACGTTTGCACTGCGCTACGCATCCAGAACGTCACCCAAGCACTCGAAAAACTTGATGATGATGAAAGGTCTATGTTCAACATAGGGCATGAACATCGTGCAATTTTTGATAGCCGAGTAAAAGAGATAAACATCATCTCCGAGTCCGGTCTCTACACTCTGATCCTGCGCTGCCGCGATGCGGTTACTCCAGGCACTATCCCCTACCGCTTCCGCAAATGGGTAACTGGTGAAGTTCTCCCGCAGATCCGCCGCACCGGTCGCTACGTTCGTGAAGAATTATCCCCGGCAGATAAAGCGCAAAAGGTTGTGGCCAGCTTCATGCCCGCCATTCTGGAAGCAATGAAGGCGGGAGAAAAGCAGGAATACAGCGCCCCACTCAAACCGAACTATCTTGAACACATCCATTCACCTGAAGGTGTTCTTGGCCTTACGGAGCGGTCAATGCTGATGGACCTGCTGCGGAAGATGGACGCCGACGGGCATAATGTTGAAGGTGCTTTTTCAGAGGTTACGGCGATGATGAACTACATTGTCGGTGCCAGTAAATGCCTGCGCGATATCCAGACTCATGCACAGTACATCAACAGCATGGCTGGTAAGTTCTGAGGACAGATGCGCAGGGAAGCGCCTACAATTATCAATAATTGTTTACACTCATTGTTGTTCAAAGCATTATACTGATGCTGAAATTACCTTTCAGGTAAAGTTGATTAGTCGAGGTTCGTATGAGCAGAAGATATAACAAAGAGCTGGCTTTAGAGTCAGGAACCCCTTTGGGTATCGCTCCTCGCTCTGACTATTCCAGAGTTGTGACCCATGACTCTGCTGGTAGGATTATCTCGCGAGACATGAAGACTGTAGGCGACGATATCAGGCGCTCTGAAGGCCGTATTTATGCAGATTACATTGTAAAAGGCGGGAAAAAGATCCCTGCACCAAAAGGTGGAAAGTGGGTAATAACAACATCAGGGAATATCTCAGATGCAAGAGGAAAACCAGAAGCTAAAGGCTTATCTTTCGACAGATATGCAAAACTCTACTGGGCAACCAAGGGATAGCGAAGATAGTGAGTTTGAGGAAGTTGAAGAAGATCTCAGCAAGGAGATCATTCAACACCCAGATGCCTTCACAAGAGTTCTTGATCGCCCTGAAATTCAGGAGATAGTTGTCGCTCACCATGCGTTTCAGGGACCGCTTCCCCCACCCTATCTGCTTCGTGGGTATCAGGATATTTTACCTGATGCCCCCGAGCGTATCTTCCAGTTGACGGAGAAGGAGTTTGCTCACCGCCAGAAAATGGAGGAAAAGGCACTTGACGGGGCTATTAATAGAGATAAACGCGGGCAGTGGTTTGGCCTTGGTGCAACTATTTTTACAGTAGCTTGTGCAACATTATTAGGTTTAACAGGCCATGAAGTTCTGGCAGGAACAGTGATCGGTACAGTTGTTGCAGTGGCTGGTATTTTCGTTCTCAGACAAAAACCAAGCATCAAGAAGAAAGCTGAAGACAAGAAACCTGAAGAAGAGTAAGCCCGCTATGCGGGCTTTTTTGTGGGTGCATCGGCGGCCTTTGTGACATGTCACGCTACACAGTTATTTCCTCTCCACGATACATTCTTGATTACTTTATCTTCACCAAACTCCACATAAATTGTGCAACTAACATTTACAGAGTACCCGCCAGTTGAATATGAATTTGTCGTAGAATAAACACTGTTTCCTATGATATTTGCATTGGTGTTATAGGTAGTGCTCTGAGGTATATAGATAGAGCCAGAGTTGCCATACACATAAACTTTATTTCCATCAGGCGATGTCAGTTCACCGTCAGGGTAACCCCATTGCTGAATCATTGATTGAATGGGCTGTCCACGCCATGTGATCATGTTACGTTCAAACTGTGCCGCTGTCTGGCAACCAACAAGAAGCATAATCCCTAAAGCAAGAATTAATTTTTCATTCTATATCCTTATTGTGGTGTAACGTCCTGCGGTCGCCACCAGTATGTTTGGTTGAATTCTTTCTTCGAACGCTGCTCCATCTTACGCAGATATCCAGGTGAAAAATACTCCTGCATCTGGTTAAAGATCATATGATCAACCGCAGCCTTCAGGTACCAGATATTAGCACCAGGCGTCAGACCTTTACCAAGCTTAACCAGATCACCACCAGTTTGCTCGATCTTACCTTCTACCGCATTCAGCGGGATGCCCTGCCCGATCTTAATGACATCATCTACGAGACCAGCCACCGGACCTAGCATTGAAGCCAGCGCTCCGCTACCGTACCGGGTGTGGTCCGACAGCAGGAAATCACCGTACAGTCCGAGACCACCGCCTTTCAGTAATGCGCCAAGCCAGAATTTAGCAGCATCTTCACCAGCCATATCCCGCGGATTACGGCCTGATGCCATGTCATTTAGTTGCTGAGAAAGCGCGCCAAGTATTGTCGTGCTGGCGATAAACGTCGCGATATAAGCAGCCCGCCCACCAGCAGAAGGCATACCCATAGCACGATGCCAGTGACGCATAACCACCGAAATTGGAAAAGATTTAAACAAAAAAACACTGCGCGTCAATTCCCCTTTCCATGTTCCGCGCTGAATGCCTGATCCTGTAAACACCTGTTCGCGTACGCCTGGCGTAATAACTGCCATGTCAACTTCTTCTGTCACCGCTCCGAGCAGCTTACGCATTGCTTCAAACTTCACGCGCTCCGGTGATCCGAGGTGCTCTACAGCAGCATCGGGTATACGCATGATGCTTTCCGGCGTCAGCATCGTATCGTTGCCTTTCCCCCAGTCCTCCTGTTGCGCCAGCTTCCACACGCTCCAGTCGGTATCGGTGATTCCTTTGCTTTTCAGTATGCGGAAATCGTCATTAGACAGGCTTTTCAGATCCGGTGTTCTGGTGACAACATCACCAAGACTGCCCATCATAGTGACACCGTAGGCACGCTTGTGCGCGTCGGACCACGCAGTTAATCCACTGGCGCGCATAACCGCAGTTGCAGCCCACCGGGAGACAGACGGCCCCATATTATCCATCGCCCAGCGGTTAACGCTGCCGAGCAGTGATTCCATAGCCAAGCCAGCACGACGAGCCCTGGCCAATTCAGTGCGATTCGTTGGGTCCATAGCTTCAAGCTGGTTACGGAATAGCTGATTCATCGGAAGGTTGGTAACCTTCGCTGACAGGTACATGGTTCCAAGATCAGAGAACGATGACAACAGCGCAGAACCGAGACGACTGGCAACCATCCAGTTGCGGATGTTATCCGACCAGCGCGCAATATGCGGGTTTGCAACAGGCTGAGTTTTACCAGAAATAAAGTTATACAGGTTCTCAGTATTGTTTGCCTGGCGCTCTATGCGACCGGTATCCTGCGGGTTAGCCGTAGCTGTCTCTGATTTAGTCTGATCCAGCAGTGAGCGGAACACATGATCCGGGTTTGGTCCGTAGGTTTCCACCAGCGCAATGTCTTTACTGATACCTTCCAGGTGCCCTACCATGATTTCCCAGAGTGACCGGTCGCCGTACATCTGCTGGTACTGAAGGTATGAATCAGCGTCTTTAAAGTGGATCTGGCGTGATGCGTTGCCACGGTTTGCCCGCGCACCGGAAATACGCATACCGGTATCAGTGAGTTTATTCAGGCCACCTGTGGCAATCGTGTTATAGGCTTCACCGAGAAAAGCTGATAACTCAGTATCATTCATCAACTGGCCGTCGGCGCGTGTGTAATATTTGCGATCGAGTTTACCAATCACATCACTTACCCACTTATCCTTCGATACTGCCCCAACCTTTTCCATAGAATGGTGCTGAGGTATACCCCAGTTTTCCAGATAGCCGATATCACCACCAGCATCATTAAACCTGCGGCGCAGTAGCTCAGTAACTTCGCCCCAGGCTTTCGCCCCTTTCATGGCTTTCGCATTACCTGTTTTCTGGCCGCGCATCTCAAACACCAGATCACGGACTCCGGCTTCATCTTCGAATAGACCGAAGAAACGAGGATCAACAGCCTCGAACGCCTCCTGTAACTGGCTTAATGCGTAATCACGGGTCGCTTTCGTGCGGGACTCAACAGACAGAAAGTTTGATTTCCCGTCAGCGCTGAAGGCGATCGTGCGGTTGAGTGCGCCTAGCTTTCCGTCAGCACCCTGATAACTGTTAATGAAGTTGTCCAGGCGCTGACGCGCTGCGATGGTAAGCGCGACACGGCGTTTTTTCAGTGCCGCCTCTCGCTGCAACTCTTCAGCCGCCAGTTGCCCGGCTCGGCGCAGGCGTTCAGCGTCGTTAAGTTGACGCCATGACATCGGATCATCACGGGCAATAGATCGCATATTGCGGTAAATGCGGTCTTCTATATTCTGTATTTCTCGGGCTGTAAGAGTGCGCTGTGCTGCCTGTTGCACGGCCTGAATACATTCCTGTCTCATTCAATTATCCTCTCAAGAAACACGCTACAGCCACGTCAAAAAGGCTGGAATCCTGTATTGCCTGCTCATTCTCTCTGCTAGCTTCGTCCAGCATTTCCCGAGCGCTTCGCGACTGCGGGTTTCCTTCATCATCAAGGACGGTGATCATCATGTCAGGAGACTCAACAAGTGAATCTTCAGCGATACGAAGATCCATATCCCCGGCTTGTTCCGCCGTCGGCCTTTGCTCTGCCTGTCGCAATACAGCACCAGGTTCAAAAGGTGCGGACTCATCAGGAGTCCGTACTTCTGCAGTTTTATAGAATGACATGGCCTGTGCGTTAAGATCGCTTTCTGTCTGCTGACGTCGTGCAAGCTCTGCCCTGGCCTCGAAGAACTCCCCACCAGGCTCATGAGGTGACAGCGCGTTACGCGAAAATTCGAGGCGTCCTCGTGCCTCTGTGATGCGCTTATCAATATCGCGCAATCTGGATTGCTTTTCAGCACGTGATTGTGCCAGTTCCTTTCCGCTTCCCTTTGGTTCTTCAGAAAGGATTTGGTTACGTTGCTCAGTCAGGTTATCAATAATGCGCTGACTGTTGGCGATTTCAGACTGGTACACCTGACGATCACCGCGTGGTAAAACCTGTGCAGCCTGATCTTCAAGAGTTCTTGTCTCAACTGCACGAGCCGCCGCCCCCTCATCCGCCCTGAAAAGAACCTCATCGATGGACTGCGCGATTAGGTTGCGGCGACCGGGTACATCACTAAATGATGCTGGTTCGGCAATGCTGGCCACATCAACTGCACGGCCCTGGCTTACGTCATTCATCGCCTTCTGTAGTGCCTGTATATGCGCATCACGTGACAGGACATTAACCGGAACACCGGGAGCAACATCAATCTCAGCGTGATGTGAGGCATTGGCCGCCAGCGCGGCATCCACCTCCGCTGGGGAAAATTCAGGAGTTGCAGCGCTCTCACCGCGGGCGTTCAGGAACCTACCCACACCACCAAATGCCACACCAAGAACCGCATCGATGGCGATAGACTGGCGATCAAATACATCGTACTGAGCCGCCATTTCGTTATAACCGCCATCACGCAGCGTCTTTGCGGTCAGACCACGCTGTGCCATTCCAAAGGCAATGTTAGTTCCGGCTGCGTATGCGATATCTGGAGCTGCGCGAACAGCAGTAGCTGCAACATTACGTACTGCACTTTCACCTGTCCTCGCCAGTTGTGCGCCAACACTTTCTGCCAGCGCACCGCCGGCACGTAAACCCAGACTCATAGGGATCAATGTGCCAGCACCAGCAGTGACACCCTGCACCAGACCAGCTTCCTGAGCAGTCCTGAAATCTACGCCCTGAGCAGTCAATTTCTCAAACTCAGAGAAGCCCTGCAACGCAGTGACGGCCGCCGCACCACCTGCCGGACCAGAAAGCAGTGTTCCTACTACCGCCTGTCCGCCCATATCGAAAAGACCATGAAGAACCTGCCCAGCAGTGCCTGTCGTTGCTGCATCAGGAGTCAGGCGCTTAACTTGCTGCTCTGCGAGTTTTCGCTGTTCGCCGATGTATTCAGCTGATGTATCATTGATGGAAGTGTTTTCGTTAACAAACTTAGCGATGGGGGAAACGATCTTATCCATTCCAGCCCAAAGAAGCTGGTCTGGTTTGGCAACCAGTCCAGAGTACAGGCCAGAAACAGCAGCAGTACCTGAGTTATCAAAGAAACCGACATCGGCATCTAACCCTGCAGGGTTAGATGCCGCTTCATCCAGTTGCTGATTCTGGTTAACTGCGTTGAGACCAAAGTAACTCATTGCGGGATCCCCTCTGAGAATCTCTGGCGCTGTTGGGTAAGGTCGATGACGACAGGAGTTCCATCATCTTTCAGCAAATACCCAGTGCCGAGTTTCACCAGATACTGGCTATCTCCATAGCTTTGCAGACCGTACTGGCCTGGCGGTGCTTTAATTCCTGCGCCAGTCACCTGAGTTTTCCATGCCTGATCAACTTGTTTATCAAATTGCTCGGCAGACATCCCCCAAGGCAACAGAACACTGCCCATGCCGTTATAATCGTGCACGCCACCAGTAGCTACGTTAACAGCCTGCTTCCATGTGTCACTGTCAATTTCACCAGAAACCACACCCTTCTTCGCCATCACCCCGGCGTAATAGTCCTTTGCTATCTCATAGGCCATTGATGCACCCTGCGCGTCACCGGCAAACGCATCCTTCACCATGTCAGAGAACTCGAGTCGAAGATCGTTATCCTTCGGCATTGTAATGCCCTTAGCATCATCAGTTCCTTTACGCGCCGCGGCACCGGACAGGATGGTTTGCGCTGCTGTTTCTGGTGATACAGAAACATCAGGGTTAAACCAGTTTTTCTCAGCTACCACTCCTCCTGGCTTATCCATCAGGATCCCAGCTACCGCTGCTGATGGCGCATTGGTGCTTATCTGCTGAAGCGCTGACATATATACCTGACCGCCCCCGGTGCTCTGCCGAATGGTGTCGAGATATGCAGTCTGCTGAGAAACTGGTGCATCGCGGAAGAAAGCCCCGATCTGATTCGCCTCTTCTTTGGAAAAGAACGTCAGCGGCGTACCGTATGACTTAGCCAGATCTACAGCCTGAGAAGCCCGAATGGCAATCGTCTGGCCGAAATTGTTCTGGTTGGTCATATCAATAGGCTTTGTTTGACCGGAAGAAAGTGAAAACTGAATTGGGTCTGCTTTACGTTGCGCAAGAACAGTACTGGCAGCAGAGACAACGGCGTCATAGGTTTGGGCGCGCGATGCATATCCTTCGCCAGTTTCACCAGTATCTGGCTTCAGATTTTCTACTGCTGCCTGAATGCTGCTGGTCGGCATGTTGCGAAACGAACCGATGTACTGTCCGGCGATCTGCGTGTTGCGAAACTCGGTATAGCGTAGATTTCCCTCCCGCACACCGTAGGCGGCGAGGAAGTCTTTCTGCGTAGGAGCATTAGGGAAGTCAACGCCGCGCATGTATGCTGCGCTGGCATCACGCACACGACTGTCGATATTAGTGCGATATTCCGCCTGCTGCTGCTTACGGATCTGGTCAGCCTGGCGAAGGAATGTCGCCTGGGCCTCAGGAGATGCAGCGTCAAATGCCGCGTTGCCCGTGTAGCGTTTGGTGCTGGTAGGCAGTTGTGACAGACCGATGGCCGCGCTAACACCGGTAACAAGTTGCTGATCACTGTACGGTTGACTACCGTTCTCATGTTGGATAATGGAGGCACACAAAGCCTTTAGCGTATCAGGGTTTGATGCGTCAAGCGGTTGGTCAGGAGTCACGCCGAGTTGAGCACATACTGCCTGAATGTATGCTTCGGTGTTGTTATTGTCAGAAGGCGGTGCCCAGCGATTAATAATGTCGCTGACGGTATCAATTCCCTGGCGCTGGTAAGACAGCAGGTTGCGGCCCAGCGCGCGAATGCCATGCTCCGGGGTTTCGAATTTGGCAAAGCGACCATCATCACCGGTCTGGCCAACCCAAGGATTAGTTTTGCTGAACTCAAGGTTTCCGGGGTTGTTATTCCTGATGCCGCGGGCGCTATCACCAGAACCACCTTCTGATACTGCACGGCGGGAACCAGTAACCGTATCGCTTAACTCGCCATTGCTCTGAATGAACTCGATCGAATTATTTGCCGACCACTGAGAAAGGGAAGCATCGGCGACCTTCTCTTTAAACTCAATCTTTTTGGCCTGAATCTGTTCAGAACTCCAGCCATGAGCGGCGCCATAATCTTCGATCTGCTGGAAAGTTTGCTTGTTGTAGAGGACATAATTGGCATTATCACCATAGGCGGCAGCAGCCAGTTTACCGTTATTCGCCAGAGTCGCCTGGAACTGACCTTCTTCATAGGCATTGAGTTGGCTTATCTCATGCCTGCCAGCCTGGGTGGTGAACTGAATGCGCTGCTGCTGAGCCTGCTGTATAAAACCAGCCCTGGCACCTTCCGGCAATGTCATCGCGATCTGCTCTGCCTGAGCATCGAATTGCTGGGTATAAACCTGTCCCTTGCCAAGAGCGTTCTTACCCTGCATGTTAAGCAGGCCGGTATCAGGGTTAGTCAGTAGATCACTGGAAATCTGGCTGAGTTGCAATGAGGCATCCTGAGCCTGGGCAACATCAGCACGTTGCTTTGCCTGCGCAAAAACATCCAGTGCTTTACCGCCTACCTGTGTCAGAGCATCACCGATATTTGGCTGTTCAAAAGCCTGAAACCCCGGAGACTGAAACCCTCTGCTTTCGACCTGACGACCGGTGACTGTTGGTACTGTTGGCATTTATATGTCTCCTTATCGACCGGTTGGTGTGCCGATGGCAGCGCTGATCGGTGCCGCTTTGCTTTGAGTGAATGGTGACCACGTTCCGCCGCCCATCTGGTACGCGCCGTATGCCTGAAGTGGAGCAGTCAGCAGTGTAGTGAATGCCCCCATATTCCCCTGCTTGCGTGCTGAGCTGGCCTGAGCTTTGTAGTTTTCAGCCTGAACCTGATAGCCATACGCTTCACGCTGTGCGTTATTAACCGTAGTCAGCGCATCAAGCGCGCCAAACTGAGCTGTATCACCAAAGATATCAAGCGCTCCACCAGTGGAGAGATCAGCACCAGTTGCGCCCATTGTTGCCGCCTGGGTGCCAGCAGCCTGACGGTTACGACGACGAACCTCATCAGCCTGAGCGTTGCCACGGTTGATAGAATCCTGTGCCTGTGCCGTGGCCACTTCTGCATTTTGCTCGGCAACAGCAGACGAATACTTACCTTGCTGGTACTGGTTGTATGCTGAAACGCCACTTAATGCGACACTGGCGCCAGCGAGAGCGATAGCCGGGCTGCACATTATTTTCTCTCCATATGGAAACAGTGAAACGGTAGGTTGTTAATGCCATATGGCTGAGGTTCATCGATGGTGAATCCCAGCCAGTGAAGCCAGATGCGCGCAGTGTGGTTACGCGCATCAACATAATTTTCAAGATACGGGTAAACAGTCAGCATTGCATTGACCACTTTTCCGCACCGGCGCAGGAAGGTACGCTGGTATTTCTCCAGCGCGTCAGTTCCCACCAGCCATGGGATACCACTCCCGCCGATCATCGATGCTGGTGCCACGCCAAAGACAGTCACCACTTCGCCGTTAATCAATCCGGCACAGCAAAATGTTGACGTGCGCAGACCGGTCTCCAGCACGCGGCGCGGACTCCATCCGTTGGTTGCAAGAAATTCATCGATATCAGCCTGGCGAACAAGTGGAATAATGGCTTCGATATGCTCTGCTGTAGCGGGTACGATCTGAGCTTTAATCATCAGAATCCTCCGACGGTAAGGCGAGGCAATACAGCAAGAACAGAAAGCGGAAGTGGGTCAAGCTGGCGAACCTTAACGCGTCCGTTTTTATCCCAGTTGCTGTCGAGTTTCACTTCAACCTTGCCGGTAGCGTCATCAACAGGATCGTCGTAGAACTCAAATTCACGCTGCGGATACTCATACCATGTTCCGCCAGGCGTTGTTGCCCAGATTCCACGGCTCGCGTTGACCACCATCGTGACAGTAGGAATGACCTGCTTTTTATCCAGCAGCGTTTCCTGCCCGTTGATATTGATGTCCAGAGTTTCGAATTCAGCAGTGATAGGAAGTCCGATATGCACAACTGCACCTGGTGACTCCAGCGTGACTGAACCACCAGTGACAACCTTCTGAGGCTCAACGCTGGCATCTGACAGGATGTTTACTGTCTGACCTTCGAGGTGCGACAAGCCACCGAACGTCTGGCGCGCCATCTGCCAGTTAGTTGTGGCCACATTGCGAAGCACCGTAGGAACGTTACGGTTGAAGCGAACTATCACGGCTGTGTTGCTGGTCACGGAAATGATATCGCCTCGCAGCTCTTTAGCCACCGGTTCGTTGGTGTCTGGATCTGTTCCGGTATATGGGAACTGAATCTGAGCACCTACATCAGTATTAACGAAATACGCACCACCGCTTACTGTAACCGGGTAATCAACCTGATAGCTCCAGTCACCTGTGCCACCGCTGATAGTCATTGTGCGGGATGATGTATTGCGCCCATCGTAGCTCAGGCCACAATCGACAAAGAACGCATCTTCATCACTGGTAAACAGGCGACTGGACAGGCGTTCGATGTAACGTACGGTCTGCCCATTGATAGTACGGTTAACCACGAAGTAAACAGCATCCTCGCTGCCTTCACTGATTGAGCAGGTACTTTCGTACTTTCCGGCGCTGGATTGTGGCGCCCATGCGAAAACCTGCTGGTCGCGCAGATAGGTCAAAACCAGCAACTTTCCGTCATCACGAATGCAGAACGCGCTGCTGTACGGCACAATGCAGAATGACCAGTCGACAATGCTATGCTTCTGGAAAAGGTGGTTTGCCAGTATGGTCAAGTCGGTTCCCTGATATCCGTCGACGTCGAAAGAGTAGGCCAGATCGCGAACAACGCTGCCTTTCTCCTGGATGAACAACGCGATGTTGGCCACGGCGATAGGTGGTACGTTACTTGATCCGTTATTCCCCTGAGAGCTGAACGAGAACGCCGATGGCGTGAGGACCTTATTCTGGTCCCCGGATATCGTATATTCCCCGCCAGATGTCAGAGCGACCAGGTTACCAACATCAATAAGATGACGGATCTCATTTACCTGACGCCCTGCGTAGGTGTAGATGATGCGATCGTCATCCTGAATCGGGTTGTTCTTACCGAAGTCTTTATAGTCTCCGGTACGGCTTGCCCAGATGGTTTGCGGATACGCTGAAGACGCGGCAAAGTACAGGCGCTGCTGGTAGTAAACAACGGTACTAGGGTAACCGTTAACGCTGTTCCACGCATATTTCGCCCACTTATAACTGGCGTTAGCGGATCCAACAACCTGAGATGGAATGAACGAAACCACATCGGCAGTTGCTGTCAGGCCATCGCCAGCCACTGCTGTGATTTTTGCAATGCCGAAACCGCTGTGCAGGTACTCCCACTGGATCCCGGTATCATCTGATCCGGTACCGCCCCATCCATCCCAAGACATACCTTCAGTGTGAGACGGGCGAAGGGTCCCGGTCTTACCAGCAGTATTAGCGCGGTAGTAGTTGCTGTCTGCACGACGAACATCGTTTATTGCTGTGGTTTTACTGGTTTCCCATACCGGGACGGAATCAACCGCGGGCTGCTCGAGATAGAACAGTTTTCCTACCTGTTCAGCACCGAAGATTGCAGAACTGGCCGTTAGTGTAATTGTTCCGGTGCTGGCGCTGGCGTAGACCTTCACAGTATCGTCAACGTTGATATCTTCGAACGGCCCGTTTTTGGTGGTGACATCGACGATCTGCCAGTTGTCGTGCGCATAGCGGCGCAGTTCTTTCGGCGGGTATGCGGGATGAACCAGCGTCAGAACATCGGCGCTTTGCGTGAATTTAATGCGGAAAAGGTCAGTGTCAGCATACGGCATCGCCAGCTCATAAATCACATTGCTGGTCGTCAGAACATAAGCGCCGTTTTTAATAACGCGCATGTAGTTGTGCCCGAACTCCAGAGCATAGGTCTGTACGGTCGAGAACTGAAATGGGATTAACCGGCACTTGCGATCAGGATATTTAGCAGGACCAACAAAGCGCGTACCAGGTCTGTTCTCTACACCGCCATATTGGCGAACAATGAAGTTATCGCACTTGCGCAGCGCCACCTGATACTTTGACATATCAATGCGGCCATACAGTGACGGACCAATTTCACCACCGGCAAAGCTCGGTTGAATCCAGCTAAAAGCCATTATGACAACCTCGCTGCTGTGAACTCATCTACCGGCGGTTGTGGCTCCTGTGATTCGTTCTGGCTATGTGAGCCAGCGCTCAGGATCACACGGTTGTACATCGTCAGTGCATTGTTACCGAGATCTGCGCTTCCGGTCAGCGCCATATTGATGGCTGCCGCCAGACGCCAGGAAAGCGCCTCCATAAAGATGGCGTCATACATATTGACGTCAGTAACCCGCGCCACATACTTCAACCATGCCTCCGGATGATCGGTGTAAATGAGCTTACCTGTCAGGTCTTCATTGGAACCGACAACATATTCAATGCGCTGAGCAGCGGTAGGATTACGTATGCCGGTAGGCATGATCTCGGTTATACGGACGCAATCAGATGGATACTGGTAAGCGTACTGCCAGTCCGGAGGCGGATTATTGGTATCAGCAAGCGCCACACGCTTGGTTGCAAAATTCCAGTCGAAGTCAGCCAGAGCAGCATCGCGACACGCATCAAAATGCAGGGAGCATTGGCCTGCCTCTTTGCTGGCCTCGGTCAGGCTGTTAATGCTGCGGCTGTTCCCGATATTGCTCAGCGCGCGGTTGCAGATCTCGATAACGGAGGCCATTAATCATCCTCCCCGCCGTAGAGAGTTTGGGCGGCAGTTTTGGGCTGTTCACCAGATACCGGGCTGAGTGCCATGTCAGTAATCTGCAAGCTGGCGTTATGCTGCATGCCATCTTCCGTTTCTCGGGTAGAGGTGGAACGAATTATGGCTTTCGCGGTGATCATCACTTCAGTACCAGCGGATTGTGGCGTTGCCTTGAGCTTAGCGAGCGTCTCATTGTTCAGCTCAATGCAAAGGCCCCATGGATAATCATCGCGAGTCTGGGTTTTACCATCCTCATCCTGATAGGTATCGGTGCCAGTTTTGAGGTTTACCAGTTCCATAACGGACTCCTGCAATAAAGGGGCCGAAGCCCCTTGTTTTATTAGCGAGGCTTAGACGCCCAGTTTTTGCCGTTCTTCAGCGATACGCTCTTTGATCGTTTCAACATTCATGTTGCCCGGCTTCTTGTTGAAAAGTTCTTCGTACTGCTGGCGGAGCGCGGCTTCATCTTCACTGAAGGTATTGGAATCGTTACCGCCGGTATCTTCCTGGACATCATCTTCATCCCGTGGTTCGGGCTGAGAGTCAACCGGCACGATTCCGCGCTTCTGGTCTGCCTTCTTCTTTGCCGCCTTCGCCGCTGCGTTGATCGGCTCCAGTGCAGATCCTGGCTCGCCGTCATATTCAATCTCTGAACCTTCAGGCCAGAGGTTGTTATGAATATGGGATAAGCGCAGGACGCGGTATTTTGCTTTTTCCATTGCCATCACCTTAGCCAGTCACTTTGGAACGGATCGGGTAATAAGGAGTGTTGTTGTCAACATCCAGATTAATGCCCGAGGTGAACGCGCCAGCAGTCAGCGGACCGGTGCCGACTGAATAGTTAACGCGTAGATAACGCTGGACGCCCGCCGGAACTTTGGTTGAGAACAGGCGTTTGCCAACTGTCAGGGCAGACAGCGCCAGAGCACCGCTGTCGTAGATAGTTGTCCAGGTGGAGTTGTCCGGGCTGGTCTGCAACTGAACGTTGAGGGTCGCGGCACCAGCAGCAGTTGCAGTGGTGTCAACGGTTGCCCAGAACTCCAGCGGATAACCAACTCCGATATCACGACGGGTACCGTCAATTGGACCGAGATCGATTACATCAGTAGAAGCTGCGGAAGCCGTAACCGCCTGCGCTTCGGAGAACATCAACAGTTTGTCGAGGATCATTTTCTTTCTCCATTCATGGGCCGGTTAAGGCCCATCAGTTAATAACAGGCGTTAAACAACGCGCGCTTCTGTTTCCAGAATCGCATCGGTTTCACGGATCGGAATGCCACGGAAAGTGGTCCACCATTCGCCTTCTGTCTCTTTGACGGACAGAGCCAGAGAAGCTTTATCCAGAGATTGCAGGTCGAGAGCCTGGGCAACGGTACGGTTCATGTAGAAAGCCGCACGGCCCATTTTCAGGTTAGGGACGCGGTGCAGCGCTTTAACCATCAGGCTGACGATATTTGCAGCTGAACCTGGTACTGACAGATCGCTCACATCGATGTTGGCGATGCGCACAACGTAGCGCCAGTCACGGAGAGCCAGGCCGTTATCCCACTTATAATGGGTGCGGTAACCCTGGTATTTGCCGCCATTGGCATCAGTAAGCGTCTGCTCGCCGAGGTTCTGAGTCTGCAAACCAGCCTTCTGCCCTTTGGGGAAGATGCCGTGCACAGTGTTTTCACCCCAGACCACCAGCCAGATAGAGGTGTTATCTGTACCGGTGCCGCCAGCATCAATAATGTTCTGGCCGTTGCCTGCGGATTTGCTGGAGTAGCGGGATGACAGGCCCATGAACTGCTGCGGGTTCACACTGGTGTCGCCGTAGAACAGGGTCTGAGCCATCTGCTGGTTCATGCCTTCGAGGAATGCACGATCTTCAGACAGGCGGAATTCAGCAGTGTTACCGTTAAGATCTGCCAGTGACTTATCTACTTCCGCATAAGCCTCCAGCATGCCGACAGTGTCAGTGACCTGTACGGTAGTTGATTTTGTCGGTTGCACACCGTAGTTCAGCAAACGCCAGGTAGGCTGCGGGAGCCCAGAGCGAACGGTGGTACGGTGACCAGTTGGAAGGTTACCCTCTACGAACATCATATCCGTCAGGATTTCGTTGGTCTGGGAAAGAAGTTCGACAATCTTATCGACCTTTCCGTTTGGATCAGTACGCTTAGCCCAGTCAGCCAGCGTCAGCGCATTTACGCCTTTAACAGCCATGGTTATATCCTCTCTTATTAGCCATAAAGCACTTCGGCCGCACTACGCTGGCCTTGATTACTGCCATCGACCATGCCGTCTTCCGACATGGCTTTACCGATTTTCACGAACGTTTTAACCAGGTCTGGATGGTTACCAAGCCCGGTAGCGTTCAGATATTCTTTCAGTTCCGGCGTGCCGAACTGGTCGAGTGCACGCTGCGCAGCACTGAGGTTTGCGGTCAGTTTGTCGCCGCCGATCTCCTTGTCTGCCTTCACGGTCTCCGCCCAGCCTTCGGTCTGCTTCTGCCAGGCTTCTGCCTGACGCTGCTGCACACCGGCCAGAATTTTGGGATATGCGTCCACCAGCTTCTGCGCCTGCTCGTTGGTCAGGTTCAGATCGCGGGCAACGGGTTCGAAGTCCTTCAGCGCTTCGGAATCCAGCTCTACGCCTTCGCCAGCGGTAAATTCGTATTTCTCCGGCGCACCATCCTGCTTCTGCTCTTCGTCATCCGACTTATCCGCTGGCTTATCACCATCAGCGGGTTTTTCTTCCTGAGGTTTGTCGGCTTCAGCACCAGGTTGCGGCTTATCGCCTTCTGGTTTAGCCGGATCGCCAGCGGGTGCCGGATTATCACCAGTTGATGCTGCGGGTTCAGATGCAGCAGGAGCTGCGCCACCATCAGCAGGTTGTTCGTTGCAAAGGCGACGATGCAGAAGATGTTCAAACAAATTCATTGGTTATCTCCTTAAACCGGGATCGTTTTGGCTTTCAGTTGCGCCAGAACTGATGCCAGCGTGGTGCGCAGCGCTGCGGTGTCATCCAGCAGCGCGTTATATTTCGTAACCAGGTCGTTATGGTCGACGAGCAGACCAGCAACATCTGATGCCGATGAGGCTGTATCCTTGGTAGCCGTCATTGCAGCCGGGCCAGCGATAGCCGCTCCAAGTTTCACACCGCCGTAATCCGTCGTGGTCGGAGCGCCAATTACTGCCGGAGCAGGATCCGGAACCTCAACTACCTGGTTGGGACCATCGAGGCGCACGACGCGCTGGGTTTGTACCTGTGTCATAAATTGTCCTCTCTGGCCTCTGCGGCCATTTTCAGATACTGATCCGGGCAGTGCGCCATGACGCGCTGAAACAATGCCAGTGCCAGGTTGCGCTGCCCTTCGTTAAATGCGGTTAAGTGCGAATCACCAGCGAAGCATGGTGAGAACACATTTCCCCTCTCCAGCATCGACCAGATAACTCGGCGGCCTTGCTCGCTATTCATGACGAACTTGATGTCGTCGATATCGCGCTGAGCCAGAAGTTGCTGTTTGGCGTCAAGCTCTGCTTTGCGTCCTTCATCGTCGATATCCATCATTGCTGCGGTGCTCCTGCTGCATTAGCGATAGCGGTTAATGCGCTCGGATCGCTGGTCTGCGTTTCGCTGAGAGTCTTGGCCCCCTGCGCTGCCGCCTGCCCCATAGCCATTGCCTGTGATGCCTGAGCCTGTTTCGCGCGCTCTTCTCGAATTCCCTGTACCTGCTCCTGCGGAACGATGACGGTTGGCGATACGCCTGACATTTCAGAGAACGCGTCGATAGCCTGATCAACATCGAGCTTGTCGAGCGCTTCAGGTTTGAACTGTGCGAGCTGACCGATGAAGCCAACGGTCTGCGACAGGCTGGTTAGGCCGATAGATTTCTGAGCCTGAGCCATCACAGAGATGTACTCGATGCGCAGCGGCATACCCTGAAGAACGTCCGGAGGTTCAGGAAACATGTTCTTGCGGGCCATGATTGAGAACACGCGATCGATAAGCGGGTTAAGCGCTTCGTCGTTCAGGCGCTCAAGCACCGGACCCAGCATCAGAAGCTTCTCTTCCTTCATCTCGATCACCGCTTCCACCGGCATAGAGCGAGTGTTGATGTTTTGCAGCATCATGAAGAGGTCAACGAAGTAGGCGCTGTTGATGGTCTGGCGGGTGTCCTGAATGTCAGCCAGCAGGTCGGCGGTATTCGGGTTGACCAGGTAGGCAGGTTTGAAACCATCCTGACCGGTCAACACGTCGAGATATGTCACATCGCCAGGCAACAGGGAAACACGCTGATTCTTGAGCGAAGTAGGCCCAACCATCGGCGGGTTAGTGGCTTTGTCGATCAGCTGAGCTTTACGCTTCTGTTCAACCTGAAGGGCTTTAACCTGGCCGAGCGCCAGCATGCCAGGGCAAGATGAGGCGTAAACATCTTCACCATTCACTTCCCAGCGCGGCGCCAGGATCGGGAATTCATCAAAACCGGACTCACGCAGCAGCTTGTCGGGATCGCCGCCAGACTCAAAATATACAGAGCGATATGGTTTGTTCTTGCTGTCCATCCTCCCGCTGTCGCGGTTGACGTTAGGCGTAATGCAGTGGTTAACCTCGATCCACGTTTCATACGTTCCGTTCTCAAACATACTTTTAACTGACGTGCTGACGTTATCCAGACCGAATTCCTGCACCAGTTGACGAACAGTCATGGAGAACTGACGGAAGGACGTGTCGACGCTGCCGCGCGGGCTGTTAGCCAGGTAGTAGCTGCCAATCGGGAAAGGCATTGTGCGGATCACGTCCTGGTCATCTTCGAGTACAGCCATTGCAGCGGTACCGAAAGTACCCAGGCTGGCGTACATGACAGGCAGTGACTGATACAGGTTAGACTTGTTGAAAACTTCGTTCATACGGCGCTGCACGACTTCAAGCCACACCTTAACCGGACCATAATCCATCATGTCAGGGTCAGGCGTTGCCAGTTTGAACCATGGACGTGCCGGGCTGGTGATGCCGGACATCATGCCGCTGGAGAGAATTCGCTGAGCCATTGAACCGGTAGGATCAACAATTTTGGTGTTACGACGATCATCACGGTTTACATCAGACGTCAGAAAGCGGGAACCGCGCGGATTGATGAAGTCGCTCAGGTCGCGCCAGTGCGACTCGAACGATGTGCGCTCATTCTTCAGCTGTGCGAGCTGCTTCAGCAGACGCTCTTTTTCGGTTTCCGCCATCTCTGCCTACTCCGTTACTGACCGAGCAGCGTTTTACCGCTGGTGTTTGCGGTTGAGGTGTCGCCCTGTGCGCCAGTCAGCAGAGTGGAACTGCGGCCAGCGGCTGCACGGCGGCGGCGCTCTTCGTCGTCACGAGAACTGACAACTGCTGCATCCTGCTCCTGTGGCGCGGCCTGTACTTCTGGTGCTGCTGGCACTGATGGCTTGCTGCCGATACACATAGCAATAGCTCCGTACGCAATTAAATTATTACCAATTTAACCACATATGATTTATTTAGCGTAGACTATTGACACTCATAACATCAGATATTACCTTTTAGGTAATTAATGTTGATGTAACGCAGTGGATGTACGGCATATGGCACATGTGCCGCAGCGGTCCGGATGGGTTCCCTTGATGCTACTTCCCCAGCCGGGTAGCCGGAATGTGCAAGCCAGTGTTAGGTAAGCACGGACATGACGACTCACCATCGTGGCGATACGGTGTGACACCTCGGAAGAGACGAGGATGCAACGATGAGAGTATTGGATATTAGCGGGCTGTTCCACCCTACCTGATATCGAGCCAAACCAGTGCTCTCAGCGTTGTGGTGAATAAGGCATTAAGCAGGTTACCACCGGTGATTGTTAGAGGCGTCTGCGTAGAGTCGTCATGCCGAATAGACTACGCCCACAACCCAATCACGCCTTAGGACCGTGATGAAGCGCCCATAAGAACGATGCTGTGTAGCTATTGGCGGTGGCAGTTTCCCTTGATGCTGACCACCGTCACTTTTACAGCAGAACGCCATTACGATGACGTTGCGCTGTAAACCCGTAACTGCCATGGAAGGCTCCCTTGCTTCCAGTTCGCCCACTTCGGTGGGCATTTTTTTAAGGTGAAAATCATGAGCGACAAAGATATTGAATCTGAAATTCAGGCTAAAGGTTTAACCGCACCGCGCGTTACTCCGCAACGTATTGCCGACGTTATTGTTAGTGAGCATTACTTCACGGCTGCTGATGGCATAGCAGGTCGCCATCAATATTTGACTGATACAAAGTCAGATGATGAAAAGGTTGAGGAGTTGAACATTCCTGAGCAGGCTGCGTTACTAACCTTCTGCGTTTTGGTTCTGCACAATGGTTTCACCGTCACCGGCGAAAGCGCCTGCGCCAGCCCGGAAAACTTCGACCCGGAGATCGGCCGCAAGATCGCCCGCGAAAATGCGGTGAATAAAATCTGGATGCTGGAAGGTTATCTGCTGAAGCAGAAGCTGAGCGAGCAATGAAAGACGAATTCGACGGCTTTTAACGCCGTGACATGTCACAATCAGCCCGCCGATGCGCGGGCTTTTCATGCATAGGGATCGTACTCTGTGAGAGCCTTACCCTGCTGGCTCTGCTGCTGCCCATAGTTAAACTGTTTTTTGGTGACTGGAGCGGCATATGTCAGCACATAGGCGTCGGCATTGTTCGGTGACCGGCCAAGCAATTCTTTCACCTCGTCCTTGTCTTGTAAAATCTTCCTGCTGTCCTTCAGCCTGACTTTGTATTCAGGTGCGCTCAGTTCGTCGGCAAGTTCCTGGCTGTCGAGTTGTGCACCAAGCTTCAGCGCATCGCGGGCTGATTTGTACATCTCACCGCGTTTATTGCCCATCTCGGGATCTGCCGTACCGCTGCCGAACTGAATCAGGGTCCAGTTACGGCCCCAGTTATCGCCAACTGATTTGAGCCCGGTCCCGTACCCGTAATCGATAAACACAGCATCGGCCTGGTACTGGTCCTCGAAGTCGGCAATTATTTTGGCAAACAATACGTCGTCGGTAGTTCGTTGCCACTCGCCAAGTTTCTTACAGTGCAGTCCCTGCCGCAGGTAGATAACTGCCGGGTCTTTACCCTGGTGAGACGGGTCGACACCAAGAACTACTGCCGCATGCTGAATCTGTGCAGCAGTGATCACCCTGCCAACTGCCGGTTGCGTCAAGCCAGACGGAATAAACTGGTTTTCAGACGCATCAGGGAAGATCCCGCGCACGCGAACCTTCACGAAGTCGCTGTCTTCGCCGTAGTCGTCCACCCACTTTTGCAGTTGCTGCTTGTTGGTGCCTTCCACGGTGCGGCTGTCAATCTGCGCGCACTTCCAGCGGTGTTTGTATTTGCGGAAACATTCACGGAAACGCCCAGTGTTACGCGTCGGGTTACCAAACGCCACCCAAATAATTTCGGTATCCTCGTCCGTAAGCGCACCCTCTGCTACTTCCCATACCAGATCGGCAATGTTGGACGCTTCGTCGAACACCACGATAATGCGCTTACGCTCGTTGTGCAGCCCTGCGAAGGCCTCGGTATTGTGCTCAGACCACGGGATTGCGTCAGCGCGCCAGCGTTTGTCGTGACCTGGATCGTTGCTGTACATCGCCGTGGCGGTGCAGGTAAACCATTCTTTCGTGATAGCCAGGTTCGACCATTTGATGATTTCAGGCCATGTCTTTGTACGCAGCTGATTGTCGGTGTTGGCGGTAACCACAACCTTGCAGTCTTCGCAGGTGGACATGCCCCAGTTAATCAGCATCGAGATGAAAGCGGACTTACCGATGCCGTGGCCGGATGCACGAGACAGCATCAGCGGCTGGTGACGCGTCGCGGGATTCTGGAGATGATCGCGTATCTCGCGGAATGCGTCGGCCTGCCATTTGCGCGGGCCGGTTGCGTGTGCCAGCTCTGTGCCATCCTCACCCCAAGGAAACGCGTACAGCGCATAGCCCAGCGGGTCATACGTGAACGAGGCGACATCCTCAACGAGTTGCTCTTCCGGCGACATGGCTTCGGCTGTCATTCTTCACCACCAGCCAGCTCTTTAACGCGGCGGCGGGCCTTCGCCATTCGGTCGGCAATTGTGACAGTTCCGGAAACCTCCAGGCGCTTTTTAAATGCATTGACGTCGACGTGCTTACCGATTAACTCGAGGTTCTTCACCTTGTCAGGCCATTTGATTTTTTTGAGGATCGTCTCGATTGATGTCTCATCCATATTCATGATGGTCGATGACAGGTCGAAACCACTCAGCGTGGTACGCCATATCTTTGGCCACTCGCGGATTGGCTTCAGGGTGCCGTCATCGTTCAGGATGTCGATCACATCCATCTGGTCTACTTCCACCAGGCGAAGCAGCACGTAATCAGCACTGACGCGCAGGCGCTTGTTGCGCTCTTCCATCAGCTCGGCGATCCGTTTCTGGATACGCTCATCACGCATCATGACACTGGCTTTGACAGCTGCCGTATTAGGTGAGAATCCTGCGTTAATCGCTGCCTGCGTCTGATTCTCAGGGCATTTGGTATATTCCTGCGCGTAAGCCTCCTGCATCGCTGTGAGTGGCTTGTACTGCGTTGATTTGCGTTTTGGTGCTTTTGGTTCTGCGGGCATTGTTACCACCGAAGCAATAATTACCGTTTTGGTAATAGTAACACGCAAAACAAAGCCGCCATAGTCGGCGGCCATTGCAATTTATTGTCGATATCGTGACATGTCACACTGATAATTTAGTTTCATGCCAGCCACGCGTCACCCAGCATTGCGAATCACCGTTACACGGACACGACTCAACCGGTAATACATCGCCACACTTACCGCACCGGTTAGCACTGATTGACTTGATACGCCCACGCACCCGGGCATCATCCTGCCGAATAAGCAACGCGATGTACTCGCTCATGTCATACGGCGCACGACCATAGCGACGGGCGGCGCAGTTCCGCGCCAGCATTTCCAGTTCCTGCTCGTCGAGCACCAGCTCCAACTCCAGCAAGTTTTGCCGCCGCGTAGTTGTGGTGGCCATCCATCAGGATGGTGTATTGCTGCCCACGCAGAACTATCGGGTAAACAGATACGATAAAACGCTTAAATCTTGCCGCTCTGTCGTTTACCTTTGCCTTGTCGAGGTAGCGCTGACTGCTGATAAGCGGACCTTTGATGTTGCTCATTGGGCTGTCTCCGGTGGATAACAAATATCGTCGAAATATTTTTCTGCAACGCACATGTTGAAGTGATCGAGATTCATCTCCTCCACCTGGAGTTTTGCCCCAACAATACCCGTGCATCGATTGACGTAATCCCGATTTTCTGGGGATTCCGCTACCCACTCCATAAGGTCTTCGGTGACACTTTTTAAGCAACGTAAAGCGCAGTCCAAATCAGTAAAATTCTGAGAATCAGTGATGCAGGATACGACATAATACGTGGTGACTTTTGGCCCATCAGCGCGTCGTTTAAGCTCTCTTTCGATAGCGTTTTTCAGATCAACCAGTTCATGGTCATTGAGTTTGTCGATGTTGCTCATTGGTCTGACTCCTCGCATTTGTGACTTTCTGGATCATCGGCTTTGAAATAACCGCCGCAGATTTTGCAGGGTATCGTCGGCACTTCGTCGTAATTTGAGGTTCCCGTAATCATGACTGCACTCCTTTGCGAAGCTGGGCGGCGATACCTTCGAGAACGCCATCGGCGAATGAGCGAACAAAATCGCCTTCCGGCGCATCAGCCATAAATTCTGTGGAGGTCAGTATCATTCGTGCGATGTCCGCAGCGTTCTTTGCTGTGTCGTCGATAAATCCTGCATCCCATGCGGCCAGCATTCGGTTAGCAACAAAGTAAGCGCCTTCCTTGTGAGCCTGCGCCCGCACTTCAGCCAGAAAAGCGTCGGTGGCTGGGGTTTTACTTCTGACATCCCTGATAAAGTCTTCTGCTTGCATGGTCATTCCGACACCAAATTCATATTTCATCAGTGCCTTTTGCATTACGAACGCCCCACCTTTGGCGATATCAGACAACCGTGCATACTCCGCAGCCAGCGCATTACTACGAACCAGTTGCACATCCAGCTGAGTAGCCAGATCGCTAATCAGTTGCGCTACATCGCGCACATCGACCGCACCGCATGATGATTTCAGTTCTGCGGCCTGGTCATGCCCGCGCTTTACCAGATCACTCACTTTGCATTCCATCTTTACCCCCGCTTACCCGTATAAGTTATTGATTAGGTTGATAACTAAAAGGATCATCGATTTAGAATTCTTCGATGTTCCAGCCGCCACCCGCTTTCTTTGGCTTAACCGTTACCCCGATGATGCGAAACGGGTACTGGTCTGCTGCGACTTTGGTTTTCACCCTGGCGTCGTCGGTCCAGAATCCTTTCACCTCGTGCAGTTCCATCTCACCACTGGTTAGCATCACTGCGAAGTCCGGCGTGTAGAACGTGTTATCAGCCAGGCGCAGCTTGATACCTTCGAACCGGTACCAGGCGATTTCCCCTGCGTGCTTACGCAGCTCAAGGTGCTGGCAGTAAGCTGATTCGGTTTTATTCATCTGGCCCGTCTTGAGCCTTCCGAGCGCCTGTAACTGCCTTTTCATGATTTACCCCTCAGGTAATTTAAAACCACAAACGAGTTAATTTCAATAGCAATGCGCATATTTTATTACCTTTTTGGTAATTCATTGGATGTAAAAAAATGCGCTGCTGCGCTCCCGGTGTTAACCGCGAAATCCAGGAGGTATCTCGCTGTCTGGTTCTGGTACTGCGTTAACGTCCCGCTGCTGAGTTCTCGCTGGCTTTGACCTGGAGAGTTGAACACTGCGAGCCAGTTTCTGCTGCCACTGGTCGTGGTGAAATGCTTTTCCCTCGGCTTTCCAGTACGTAATGAAATCAGCCAGTTCAAATGGCGTCACATCGGTTTTAAGGTTTACCCCCCACAGGGCAGCTCGTTTGGTGAAATCAGGATCCGGCGTCCAGCTATCAGGCATGGTGAATTTACCCAGAGAACCGGATCCGCCTGGTGGTGCATATCCATCAGTAACAGAATTTGTCGCATGTGGATCTGGCTCTTCACCTCCTGAGTTATCCACAGGCTGATTTTTCTCGTCGCCTATGTGTGGGGTTTTATCTTTTAGATCTTCTCTTCTCTTCTCTTCTCTGGTCCGCTTTTTGTCCGCTTCAGATGCGGACGCTTTGCGGACATTTCTCTTCCTGTCTGCGTCCTGTGCACGACGCTTGGCAGACTGTCCGTTATGGGCTTCAAAGCGCGGCATTACTAGGCTTTCACCATCTTCTTCAAGCCATCCGACAGCCATCATTGCACGCGCAAACCCGGGGAAGCCGATCAGGTCGTCGAGAGTCTCCGCGCTGTATCCGTCAAGAAAACCGTCAACAGAGTGGACATCAAAAAGACACCATGCGGAATGTAGTCCGCCAACTATCCGCAATCTGTCCGCTTTCAATGCGGACGCCATGCGGACAACTTTAGGATGCGTGTGCAGATCGGCACGCATTTTTATCCAGTCACCGGCCATAGCTAACCCCCAAATAAGTTCGGATGTAGTAGGCTGCTGGGATCATGCTGCCTCTCTTGCCGTTTTGGCTGCCTTCATTTTTTCGGAACGAAGCTTTGCCTGTCGCCGTGCTCGTTCGTTATTGCACTTCACACATTCCCCGCTCAGGGTGTAGCGCTCGCAGTCATGACCGTGGATACATTGCTTCCCGGTGTAGAAGCGAGTAAGGCCCAAATCGAGAGCCTCACGCTGGGTGATTCGCTTCATCGGATTACCTCTTTGTTATTTATCTTTGGTAATTTTGCACTAAGACAAAAAAAGATCAACCGTATATGGTTTTTTATTACCATAAAGGTGTTTTATGCAGGAAGGAGCCGCCATGGGATGACGGCATTGATGGGTTCAGAGGGATTATCGGTCGTAGAAGAAGAGCACTAATTCAGGTTTAGACTTTGTCCATTCGCGGGAACGGCACGCTTTAAAAAGTCCTTCCATCAGACGCTTACCCGGCATCTTGCGGCGCCCGGTCAGGTGCGTCTGGATGTAATGACTGGTGGTTCCGGCTTCAACTGCAAATGCTTCACGCTCATCAGGAGACAGCCCCAGCCAGTGCTTTTTGAAATCAAATTTTTTTTCGTCACTCATATTTTGCTTATCTCAGCCTGTCTATTCATATCTGAATTATTACCTTTTTGGTGAAAAAATCAATGATTATTACCATTATGGTAATTTTACCTTTATGGTAATATTCATTTAAATTTAGAGTGTTAGGTAATAATAAATGGGCAAATACAATAGCTATGAAAAGTATTTATGACATAAGACGCAAAAACCTTAACGAAATCATTCTCCGGGATTTCGATGATACCCAGTTACGCTTTGCAGAACGGGTGAAACGTTCGCAGAACCTGGTCAACAGGTGGTGTACTGGTATCAAAAATATCGGACCGAATGCCGCGCGTATCATCGAAGAAGCAGCCCGCAAAGAAAAGTTCTGGCTCGATGTTGATCACGAACTGGACGCAGTACAGGCTGATATCTTTATTCCGGCCACTGAAGATGGCGAATGGACTGTAGAGAAGCAGGCCGCAGCCACGCTTAATGCCTGGATGAGAAAGGACACGGAAATGACATCCGAAAAGAAAGTTGCTGTAGCAGCTGGTATTGGCCCGGCCACCGTTAACCGGATTATGAAAGCGGAAGTCAGTACAACCATCGGCGTTCTTTCCTCCCTGGCACGCGCGTTCGGGCATGAAGCATACGAGATGATTATTCCCGTCGGCGCACCTGGTATTATCGACTATGACCACCGGATGTATGCAGCTCTGCCACAGGAAGAGAAAAACAAGATCACCTCATTCATAAACTTCGTGTTTGAGCAGAACAAAAGCAAGTAATCCCCTGCCATTCTGACGCTTTACCTGCCCGATGGCGGTAAGCTCACTCCTCACGCAATTACCAAAATGGTAATTTTTTCTCGTCATGCCTATTGACATAATCACTTTTTGATCTGATTATTACCCAAAAGGTAATACTCGAGCACATCGCTCAGGCAGAAACCACCACTTCGTGGATTTCCTGCATCTTCATGTATTACCAAAATGGTAATAGCGAGGTTTGTATGCAGTGGAAAGTCATCAACGGTTGGTACTGCGTTACAGCTTGCGGGCTGATGAGCTGGAAGTTCCGCACGCTGGGTGAGGGCATGAAATGGGCATTTACCAACAAGGTTGCGCACGAAGTTGCCAACGATAACGGGATATGGGGGTGAGCAAGTGAATATTCAGCAATTCAATAACCTGAAAAAAATAGCAACTCAGTTCAGCAGCGACTACCAGCTGTCATCTGAACTGTATGACCGCCACGTTGAGCTTATCGAAGCAGTAGCTGGTTGCGAAATGGAAGAGTCATTCAAACGCGCCATTCTCCGTGCCGGTGTTCGTTATGAAGTTCTGGAAGCGGCATTTGAAAGTGATGATTTCGAAGAGCTGATGTCTTCACTCAAACGTGAATTGACTGGCGTCATCGCACGTCTTGACCTTGCTGACCAGATCGACAGCAAAAGGAATGCAGCATGAATACCGGTATTTATTTCGACATCAGCAACGAGGACTACCACGCCGGTGACGGCGTGAGTAAGTCACAACTGGATATGGTGGCCAAGAACCCTTCCCTTCTGAAATGGGTGAAGGCAGCCCCGGAAGACGAAGAGAAAAAATCCGCGCTGGATATGGGTACTGCCCTGCACTGCCTGCTGCTGGAGCCGGATGAATTCGATAAGCGTTTCATCGTGGCGCCACAGTTCAACCGCCGCACAAATCAGGGAAAAACAGGCGAAGAAGCATTCCTGAAAGATGTTGCCGGCATGGGTATGACTGTGATGGATGCCGAGCATGGCAGGAAGCTGAAACTGATGCGCGATAGCGCAATGGCTCACCCGGCGGCGCGCTGGATGCTGGAAGCACCAGGTCACTGTGAAGCGTCGATGTACTGGAATGACGAAGAGACTGGCGAACTGTGCCGAATCCGTCCGGATAAATGGCTGAATGAGCACAACGTGATCGTCGATGTGAAAAAGGTTGCAGACATGGATCGCTTTGCCCGTCACATCGAGGAATTCCGCTACCACGTCCAGGCAGAAATGTACCGCGAAGGCGCACTGAAAGTAACCGGGCAGCCACACGGATTCTTCTTCATAGCAGTAAGCGAAACCATCGATTGTGGTCGCTATCCGGTAAGGGTTTTCCAGCTTGACGAATATGACGCAGATATTGGCTACCAGTTGTTCAGGCGCGATCTCAACACTTATCACCAATGCAGAGAAAACGATGATTGGGGTGGGGTCGAGATAATACAAAGACCAGGGTGGGCAAGAAAAAATGATAACTCAATGTATTGAATGGACCGGTTATAGAACAAGAGATGGCTATGGAAGACAGCGAATAGGCGAAAAACTTTATCTGTCTCATCGTGTCGCATATTGCAAATCAAAAGGCATAGATATCAGTGAAATAGATGGCTTTCTCGTAAGGCATAAATGCGACAACCCTGCATGCATTAACCCTGAGCATTTAGAGATTGGTGATCAGTTCGACAACATGCTGGATATGAAAGAGCGTGGGCGAAATGTACCGCGATGCAAAATAAAACCAGAGCAAGTTTTGGAAATACGCCGCAGACATAACAGGGATTCTCCTTCAAATAACTCAGTCGCTTTAGCAAGAGAGTTTGGAGTATCCAAAGTGCAAATTAATCGAATTATCGCCAGGACAACCTGGCAGGATTTATGAGGAAAAATAATGAGCAACGATATCGCAATCACATCACATCCAGGCGCTACCGTAGGGACCGCTGCGGCAATCTTCAGTCCTGAAGGCATGAATCAACTGGTGCGCTTCGCTGAGTTGATGGCCTGCAGTAAAGCTACCGTTCCTGCTCATCTTGCAGGTAAGCCGTCTGACTGCCTGGCAGTAACCATGCAGGCGGCGCAATGGGGCATGAACCCGTTCGCTGTTGCACAGAAGACGCACGTTGTAAACGGAACTCTTGGCTATGAAGCACAACTGGTTAACGCCGTCGTGTCGTCTTCAAACCTGCTTTCAACTCGCCTGAATTACCGCTGGGATGGTGACTGGTCAAAGGTGAATGGCAAGAGCGATAAATCTCCATCACTGACCGTAACAGTGTCGGCAGTACTGAAAGGAGAAGCAGAGCCGCGCGAACTTACCATCAGCATGGCTCAGGCAGGTGTCCGTAACTCTCCGCTGTGGGAACAGGATCCACGCCAGCAGCTTGCTTACCTGTGCGTTAAGCGTTGGGCGCGTCTGCATGCACCTGATGTTCTGCTCGGAGTCTACACCCCTGACGAATTGCAGGAGGCAACACCTCGCGTTGAGCGCGATATCACGCCACCGGCGGCAACGGCTCAGGGCATTAACAGCCTGATCAACTCAAAACCAGAGCAGAAGCAGGAAGAGCGTCAGCAGCATAAAGACGATCGCGGTCCTGAAGAGATTCTGCACGCATTTTCCGGCGCGGCGATGAACTACAACACCCAGGCTGACCTGGACAAAGCATACAAATACGTTGCTCAAAAACTGGCTGGTGATGATGACCTACTGGCAAAAGCAACCGACGTTTACACCATCCGTTGTGACGAACTGAACGAAGTACCGATGTAATCACCACCGTGGCGCCACGGCGCCACACCTGCAACAAAGAGAGGTATTTATGAAAGGTGCATTAGGCAAGAAGGAACTCCTGGCGGTGGTGCCATTATCAATGAGCACTATCGACAGGCTGGAAAGCGCTGGCGAATTCCCTAAGCGCTGGTACATCACAGATAAACGCTGTGCATGGACACAGGAAGAAGTTGAACACTGGCTGGAAGAAAGAAAAGCGGCAAGTCCTGAAAAATTCCAAGGAAAAAAGCCGCCGGTTGATCAGCGAGTTTACCGCCCAGTAAGTAACGCCGCATGACAGCGCTGATCAGGCACTGGGAAAAATGGTCAGGATGGTATTTATTCCTGACCGCCGTTTCCGCCTGGCTGTATCTGCTGGCGGTAATTTTCAGAGAAGGCTGGATCCGATGAGCAAATTAACCCGTCTTGAAAAGTATCACCTTAACTATGTGTCTCAGCGTCAGGCTTCAAAGGTTGTAGCCGTTACTCCGGCTGCGATGGAGGTAGAAAAGCGCGCTGTTGAGCGTGAATCGAAAGGCCAGTACCGCATCGCGGCCAGACTCTGGTTGCTGTGTATGGATGTAGCGGTCGGTGAAGTTGAACGCGCAAGGATAGCGATACGCCGCGATCAGTGCATATCGAAAGGTAACGGCCTGCGCCGTGGTGAATACGCAGGGATCGGATGTCGCGGGGTGGTGTATGACTAACCCTCACGACAATATCTGCGTCGGCAGTATCACGATGGTTTATTCAACTCTGCGCCGCGGGTGGTTGGCACCCGGCGGCCAGATTATCAGAAACCCATTAAAGGCTCAGCGCATTGCTGAGCTGATGAACAGCAAGAAGGTGGCAGCATGAGCAAGGTCGGTGATTATTTCTTTGAGTTCCCTGCATCAAGAGGAACACAGGGTAGTACAGTAACTTATATGATGACGGTTCCAGCTCGTGCACTGACACGCGTTCTTGCTTCAGACAATAACGGCAGTACGCTCGAACGCTCACAACGCGAAATTAATCCAGCACGCGTGAAGAAGTTTTATCAATATCTTGTCAACGCTTACGAAAATAAAGAGCCATTCATCATCCCGCCATTGGTTGGGAATTGTGACTCGATCATTGAATTTGATGAGTTTGGTAATACGAATGTTGGCGTAGCGCGGTTCCCGATGGATGCCGAAATAAAACTGTTTGATGGCCAGCACCGTGCTGCTGGTATCGCAGAGTTCTGTCGCACTTACGGCGAGCCTATTAGCATTCCAATTATGCTGACGCACAATCTTCCTCTGAAAGCTCGCCAGCAGTTCTTCTCAGATATCAACAATAACGTTTCCAAACCGGCAGCGGCGATAAACATGGCCTACGACGGGCGTAATGAAGTGGCTCAGGGGATGGTGACGTTCCTGTCGCAGCACGACACCTTCTCAGAGGTGACCGACTTCGAACACAACGTCGTTCCAGCGAAAAGTAAGTTGTGGGTGAGCTTTAAGGCGCTGAGCGACGCGACAGCGAAGTTTTCCAGCGCGGGCAGTAAGCCGTTGGAAATGGGCGACATCGAATCCATTTGGGAAGCCTGGTTGGCCCTGACGCAGATCGAGGCGATACGCCACGGCACCAGCCAGGCGGATTACAAGCGCGACTACATTCAGTTCCACGCGGTGATGATTAACGCCTTCGGCTACGCCGTTCAACGGCTGATGGCTGATCACTCAATCGTCGATATCGTCCGGATGATTGAAGATTTGGCGAGCAATGCGGGCTCCTCTGAGATGGAAGACTTCTTCCTGATTTCACGCTGGGGTGGTATCTGCGCTAACACCGAAAAAGATCGTCCAACGATTATTGCCTCTGTTCCCGCGCAGAAAGCTGCTGCTGAACGCCTGGTGCAGAGCATCAAGTCGAAGAATCTTCAGGAGGCGTCATGAACGGTAAATACACTCTGATTTATGCTGATCCTCCATGGACATACCGCGACAAAGCAGCCGACGGCGAGCGCGGCGCCGGATTCAAATATCCGGTTATGAACGTGCTGGATATCTGTCGCCTGCCAGTGTGGAGTCTTGCCGCCGACGATTGCCTACTGGCAATGTGGTGGGTTCCTACTCAGCCGGTTGAGGCGTTGAAAGTGGTCGAATCGTGGGGCTTCAAGCTGATGACCATGAAGGGATTCACCTGGCACAAGACGAATAAGCACAAAGGTAACAGCGCGATCGGCATGGGCCACATGACAAGGGCGAACAGCGAAGACTGCCTGTTTGCGGTGCGTGGGAAACTACCGGACCGCATGGATGCGTCAATCTGCCAGCACGTCACGGCGCCGCGCATGGAAAACTCGCGCAAGCCTGACATCATCCGCGAAAAACTGGTGCAGTTGCTAGGCGATGTTCCGCGCATTGAGCTATTCGCCCGCCAGTCGTCACATGGCTTCGACGTATGGGGCAATCAGTGCGAAGGCCCGGCGGTGCAGTTGCTACCAGGCTGCTCTGTTCCGGTTGTAAGGACGGAGGCAGCATGACAATGTTCAATGAGGCGGAGTTAATCCGCCAACTGGAAGAGCAGCGCGCTGTGATTGTGCAGAAAAGTGCTCAAGTTAACTGGTTACAAACTGAAAACAGTGTCTTGCACAAGAAATGCGAAGAACTGCAAATGACAGTTGACCTACAGCGAGAATTTATACAATCCAGAAATTAA